AATACATGATATATCTAATATTTTTGTAAATGATAATGCAGTTCAATTTAATGATGATTTAGCAGATAATACACAAACATTTGTTCATGTAAATGATGAAAATTTTAGAGGACAAATTGAAGGTGGTGGAACAGAAAGTTTAATAACAGTAGAACCTCATTTTGGTTCAGACACACAAACAGCATCAAGTTTATTATCACAATTAAATAATTGGGATAGCACCCATACATTAAGTGGATTGGCATATTTAGCTTTAAAATTTAAATGGAATCCAGAAAAATTTGGTTCTTTGCCAACAGTTCAAGCAACTGTAAATGGGCGAAAAGTTTATAATCCTAATTTAGATGGAACTCTAACTGGGGGAAGTGGTAGCCACAGAAAAGATACAAGTTCTACATGGGCATTTTCTGATAATCCAATTTTACAACTATTAGACTATTTAAGAAATGATAGATTTGGAATGGGAATACCAGACAGTTATTTTGATTCAAACTTTGCAGATTGGCAAACTGCAACTGATGTATGTGATACAACAGTAACATTTTCATCTGGACATACAGATGCTTTAATGAGCAGTGACACAGTTGTAGATACATCTGTAAAAGCTATCGATAATGTTAAAAACTTTGTAAGGGGTTCAAGATCATATTTAAACTTTGCTGGTGGAATTTATAACATTTTAGTAGAAACAACAGGTTCAGCATCAATAACACTTACAGAAGATAATATCATTGGCGGAATATCAGTTCAAAGTAAGAATAAAAATTCAAGATATAATAGAGTGATAGTTAATTTTATAAATCCATTCAAAAACTTTCAATCAGATACAGCACAGTTTCCACCAGTTGACGAAACTGGATTAGATTCCGCAGATCAACATGAAACTATGAAAACAGCAGATGGTGGTTTGTTATTAGAAGGTAGATTTGATTTTTCAATGTTAACAAGTTCATTTCAAGCACAAGAAATGGCAGAAATTATTCTAAGAAGATCAAGAAGTAGTCTAGATATATCTTTGAAAGCAGATGCAACAGCACTTGATTTATCTATAGGGGATATTGTAAATGTAACCCATGCAACACCTAGTTTTTCTGCCAAACCTTTTAGAGTGCAAGGAATGACAATCAATGCAGATCATTCAGTAAGTTTGCAATGTTCAGAACATCAAGATAGTTTTTATGCAGTTGGCACACAAGTAGCTGAACCAGAAATACCAGATACTAATTTGCCAAATCCATTTAGTGTACAAGCACCAGTTGTAAGTGCAACAGATGAACTTAGATCAAGAAATGAAGAAGCTATTGCTGTTTTATTGGTAAATGTAACTGCAACAGATAGTTTTATTACAGATTTTGAGGTACAAGCAAAAAAATCAACAGATTCAGTATTTATTAATCTAGGTCGTGGAAGTTCTGCACAATTTGAATTAGTCAATGTTGAAGATGATGTTATTTACGATATTAGAGCAAGGTCAGTAAGTTCAGTTAGTCGTTCAGCTTTTACAAGTATTACACACCAAGTTGTTGGAAAAACATTACCACCACAAGATGTTACAAATTTTAGTGTTAATATTATTGGAACAGAAGCACATTTAGGTTGGACACCAGTAACAGATTTAGATTTATCACATTACAGAATTAGACACGCTAAAGAAACAAGCGGAGCAACTTACGCAAATTCAATTGATATAGCCGATAAAGTATCAAGACCAGCAAATACTGTAATTGTTCCAGCAATGACAGGCACATATTTTATTAAGGCAGTTGATAAGGTCGGTAATAGTTCAGAAAATGCGGTTAGTACAGTTGCAATAATCGAGAATATTAAAGGTTTAAATTTAGTAGCAACATCAACACAAAATCCTAGTTTTACTGGAACAAAAACAAATATGGTTGTCACAGATGGAAATTTATTACAACTAGGAACAGCAAACTTATTTGATAGTGTTGCTGGAAACTTTGATGATGCAAGTGGTTTGTTTGATGGTGGTGGTGGTAATGTTGCAAGTTCTGGCACTTATGAATTTGATACATTTATTGATTTAGGTTCAGTTTATACAAGCCGAGTTACTGCAAACATGAATGTGGCACGAGTTAGTTTTGTAAATTTATTTGATGATGCAAGTGGAAATTTTGATGATCGTTCTGGATTATTTGATGGTGACCCACAAGAATTTGATGATACAAATACTGAATTATTAGTTGCAACAACAGAAGGCGACCCATCTGGCTCACCAACATATACAGATTTTAGAAAGTTTTTTGTTGGAGATTATAAAGCAAGAGCATTTAAATTTAAGGTACAAATGACAAGTCAAAAGGGAACAGCAACCCAGCAAATATCAGCATTATCGGTAACTGTTGATATGCCAGATAGAGTTGTAGCAGAAGCAGATGTTGTAAGTGGCACAAGCACTAGCGGAAAAGCAATAACATTTTCACCCGCATTTAAATCTTTACAAGGTGTAGGAATTTCTGCACAGAACTTGGCTAGTGGTGACTTCTATGCTATAACAAATAAAAGTGAAACTGGTTTTACAATAGAGTTTTTTAATAGTTCAAGTTCAACAGTAAGCAGAACATTTGATTATGTAGCAAGAGGATTTGGAGAACTAGCAAGTTAGGAGTGTTAAATGTCACAAAATGATTTATCAATAGCCAATCAAGGTTTTGCATCTTTTAGATCAGATTTGAATAGTGCCTTACAAGCATTAGGTTCAACGAATTCTGGAACTTCTGCACCATCAACAACTTATGCAAATCAATTGTTTTACGATACAACAAACAATATTTTAAAAATAAGAAATGAAGATAATGATGCTTTTATTTCACTTTTTACTTTAGATCAAACAGCAGATAATATTGAAGCATTAACAATCAATGGTACATTTACTGTTACAGGAAACTTGTCAGTAGATGGTGGTACAATAAAATTAGATGGAAATTATCCGACTGGCACGAGTAATGTGGCTTTAGGTGATCAAGCATTAGATAGCTTGAGTGGTGGTGGTTACAGTGTTGCCATTGGAAATCAGGCACTTACAGCAATGACAAGTGGAAATGATAATGTCGCAGTTGGACAAATTGCAATGACTTCTACAACCACTGGTTCTTCTAATGTTGCTGTTGGTCAAAATTGTATGCAAGCAAACACTTCTGGTGGCTCAAATACTGCTGTGGGGGCGTTGGCATTAGATGCAAATACAACTGCATCACAAAACACTGCAATAGGGTATACTTCATTAGGTGCTAATACTGAGGGTGCTGAAAATACTGCTGGAGGTTATGAATCTTTAGCATCAAATACAACTGCTCATACAAATACTGGTTTTG